AGCGTCGCTCGAGACGTTCTATCCCGCGCATGAGTTCCCAGTTACCGGGCTCGCGGCCTCTCTCGGACGGTCGATCTTCGGTCATTTGATCGCCTCTCGGATCTCTGCGATATCTGCGCGCATCTCGTCGATCTCGCCACGCTGCCGCCGGGCGATCGCGAGAAGAGCGACCGTGAGCATGCCGTACTCGATACCTTCGGGGGTGCCTGCCTCGTCGTGATAGACGAAGAAGCCCAGGCCCGCCTCTTCGAGTTCTTCCGCGATGAGCCCGAGTTCGACGGCCGGCACGTAATCCTTGCCGGCGTTGATCCGGAGCGAGGTCCGTCGAAGGATCTCGGCGCGGTAGCGGAACGTCTTCGGCTCAACGTCGAGAAGCGCGAGCAGCCCCGCCTCGTCGGCCGGCTTGATCGCCGTCTTCTTCCGACGGGACGACGAGGCATAGCCGGCGCGGCCGTCATTCCCCCACCAGGCCGTCCTCCGCGTCCACGTGATGTCTGTGTTGTAGGCGTTCGGGACGAGAAGAGCGCCGCCGATCGACACGTTGCCGGCGAGCGTTGTCGAGATCGCCGTCGCGATCCGCGCGTCGACGGTCGCGTTGTCGTAGCGAGTGAGCACCCATGCGTCTAGTTGCGCCTGAATGTTCGCGACGAGGGCCTGCAGCTTCGCGACCGTCGAGGACAGCGACTCGCCCGACGGCGCCTCGAGCGTGCGAAGCCGCTCCGAGAATCCGTCGAGTTCGTCGATCAGCCAGCCGAGCTCGCTCGGAATGGCGCCCTGCCGACTGCTACGCATTGAGGATCACGCATCCGATCTTGACGTCCAGTCCCGCCTCGTCGCCCGAGATCGACGTGATGCGGATCGGGATCGAGGTTGTGAGCCAGGGGTGGCCGTCGGGAATGTCGATCATCATCGTATCGCCGGGGCGATACGAGCCGAGGGCGGGCGTCGCGTCGGCGCGCACCGTGAACGAGAGGTCTCGCGTAGCCGTGCCGGCGTCGCGCATGTTCTCCGTGTTGTAGGCGTCGAGGGTTGCCTGCACCGAGACGTCGGAGTGGGAGGTGTCGACGAGGTCGAGGGGCGGGTAGCCGGCTGCGAGCGGGGCGGGATTGAGGACGCGCGAGATCAGCGCGGCGCCGGCTTGCTTGCCGGCGGTCATCCATCCCGCCGAGGCGCCGGCGGCGATCGCGTCTTTCACCTTGAGGCCCGTGATCGGCGAGCCCTCGCCGAGATGCCACGAGCCCGCGTCCGAGCCGATGCGGGGGTTCGCCTCGGAGCCGTGCCGCATGAGATACCGAAGGCCGAGGCCTGCGCCGCGTCGCGCCTCGAAGGCGAAGTCGGGCCCGTTCTCGACGCCGGTCAGATCGCCGAGGGCGGAGCCGATCGACTTCATAGAGGCGAAGAGGTACGCGCGCTCGCGCGTCCCGATCTCGTCGGCCGGGAGGTCGAAGACGGTCGGCGCGCCGGGGAAGGCGAGGCGTGCGGCGACGAGGCGCTTCCCGATCGAGCCGAGCGACAAGCCGGCATAGCTCGAGTTGAGCGCGGGGTTGACGACAGGGTAGCCTTCGCCGTCGAGGGTGATTAGCGAGTCCGTCTTCGCCGCGCTCGGCGCGATAATCGTCTTCCCGAAGAAGGACGAGAGGACGCCCGTCGCCGACAGGGAGAGGGTGCGCGAGTCCTCGTCCCACTCGCGCCCGTCGTCGCCGATCAGGCCCCACGCCAGGATCGTGTCGTCGTCCGTGCGCGCGATCAGGAGCGTCTTGTTCGGCTCACTCGACGAGCGGAGATCGAGGGCGAGCGCGTCGGGATCGTTCATATCGACGGAGCACGAGACAGTGTCGGGGCGGTTGAGTTGCGCGCCCCACGATGCGCCCTCTTTGACGGGGAGGTCGAGGATCGGCCCGCCGGTTACGAAGTCGGCGAGCGCGTACGAGACGCCGGCCACGTCAGTATCCGAAGGCCGCCCACGCGAACGCCCGTACCCACGGCGAGCCGGAGTTCGGGATGAGCGCGCGGAATTGCGTCGGCGAGATCGTGTCGAACGCGATCGGGTTTCCGGCTGCGCTCGTGACGGGCGCGGCATTGAGCGGAGTCGCGGAGATGTGCAGGCACTTGTTCGGGAACGGCGTCGCGAAGGTGATCGTGGGAAAATACTCGTTACCGAAGGCGACGCTCGTCCCGGACGTCAGCACGCCCGACTTCATCATGTAGCCGTTCGGGAGGTCGATCACCGTTCCGGGAATGTCGATCCCGGCCACGGCTGCGCCGGGGTTGCCCTGGTGATAGGCGTCGAGACGGACGCCCCACGCGCCCGCGGCGCGGCCGTACTCGTCGCCGGTGTCGAGGGTGAACGCCCGCTGGAACGGCGTCGGCGTCGTCCACAGGTCGAGCTCGGCCTTCGTGCGGAAGGGGACCGCTGCGCCGCGGGCGGCCGTCATGCGATATGTGTTCGTGAGAATGTTCGCGCCGCCGGATGCGCCGGTGGTCCCGGAGTAGGCGCGGAGCGTGGCGAGTTCTTCGGCGCCCGTCGGGATCGCCGGCTTCACGGGTGACGCCGCGGCCGCGCCGGAGGTCACGCCGAAGATCGGCAGGGATGCCGCGTCTCCGGTCGTGTTGTCCTCGTGCTTCGTCCAGAGAACATCGATCCGCGAGTTCGAGGCCGGCGCGCCTGCGGCGATCGGCACGTCGACGACGCCGTCGTTCGTGTAGATCATGACGCCGTCGGCCTTGCCCTTGCTCGTGACGAACTCCGCTGCCTGCACGCGGAAGTGCCACGTGGCGAGGGCCGAGACGATCGAGGCATTCGCGCCGCCGAGGACACCCGTCCGAGGGGAGCCGTCCGCATTGCATACGATCGTCGCCATATCGGCGAGGCGCTGATCGAGAGGCGTCTTCGCGTTGTTCCGGGCGAAGCCCTTAGTGAGTGCCATGTGCCTAGTCTCCCTTACATGCTCGCCGGGGCGGCGTAGATAGTGATCGTCGGCGAGCCTGTCACGCTTCCGAGGGGGTTGATCTGATAGCGGCGAGTCGCGCCGGCGGGGATCGTAAACCAGTCCCGCGAGAGAAGGAAGGCCGTCACGTCGCCGGCTGCGAGCGTCGCCCGCTGCGTCCGCGAGTCGAAGACGATCACCTCGCCGTAATTCGTGGCGCGTACGAAGGTGAGCTCGCGGCCTGTCTCGATCTCCGTCACGCGGAAGCCGGCCGCGTCGAACGAGCCGGCGCCGCCTACCTCGATACGCGGGAGCGTGGCCGAACTTCCCGTGTTCGTGAATTGCACGATGCCCTCGACGCCGGCCGTCCCCCAGTCGAAGAAGAGGGCGAGCGATCCGAGGTTCCACCGCAGACCAGTGCCGGCGGCCGGCATCCCTTCGGAGTCGGAGACGGTCGCACCGTAGCGGCGCGGGTCAGGAGCGACGAGGGCGAGGTCGAAGGGGAAGTGCGTGAAGCCCTGCTGGAACGTCGTCGAGGCCTCGAGAAGCCAGACGCGCCGTGTCGTCGCGCCGAGCTCGTCGGTAACGCGCATCGTCACGGCCTGCCCGTCTGAGAAGAGAGCGTTGAGGCGCTGCCGCTGCGCGAGGGCGTCGGCGACGCTCTGCCCGTAGTACTGCCCGTTCACGACGGGGCGGTGCTCTTTCGTGAAGATCTGCCCGAGGTTGTAGGAGCCGTGCGCGTTCGGCCGCTTCGAGAGTTTCGGATCCGCGGACGCGAGGCGATACCACTCGTCCAGGGTCACGTTGTTGTAGACCCATCCGCCCGCGACGTCGGGTGTCGGGGCGAATGTGATCGAGTCCGTCGCGGAGATGAGTTCGACGAGGGTCGGCATTACTTCTTCCTCCACTTGCGGAGTTCCGCCGCGATCCGGCCCTCAGTCCCGAGGGGATCTTCGGCCTCGTTGATCACGAGGTCGCCGCCGATGAAAGGCGCATCGCTGCCGCGGTCCGTCGAGGCGCGATCGAGGGGCACGACGGAAGCGCCGCGGCCGAGGTTCAGGATCTCCGGACCCTTCTCGCCGACGAGGACGGAGCCGCTTCCGGTGATCACGCCGCCCTTCGCGAGCATGGGGATAGTCGGAATATTGAGGCCCCACGTCTGCCCACCGACGATCGGCACCCAGTCAGGGATCGTCACCTTGAGTTGATTGATCCCGCGGATAGCCGAGTTCACGAGGCCGATGATTCCGTTGATCGGTCCGCGCACGACGGAGAGGGCGCCCTGGAAGGCGTTCCCGATGAAGTCGCCGATGCCGCCGAAGACGCTCTGGATCGTGTTTCCGACGTTCGTAATCGCGTCGGAGATCCACCCGATGACCGGCGAGATGATCGAGCCCCATACCCAATTGAACGCCGACGCCACGCCGTCGAAGGCGGGTCGGATCGCGTTGTTGTAGAGCCACGAGAAGACGTCGCCCGCGCCCTGGATCGCCGCCTCGATGAAGCCGATGATCGGCGAGATGACGTTGCCCCAGAGCCAATCCCACGCCGTGCCGATCGCGTTAGTGACGTTCGTCCACACGTCCTGGAAGAAGGTCGTCTGCGTCGCGAGCCAAATGATCCCGGCGACGAGTGCCGTGATGCCGATGACGATCCATGTAAGCGGGTTCGCGAGAAGCGCCGCCGTGAATGCCCACGTGGCCGCGACCGCCCCCCAGATCGCCGGGGCGAACACGACGACGAGCGCCGCGGCGAGCCCGCCGAGTACGGAGCCGACGAGCGGGAGGTTGTCGATCAGCCACCCGAAGGCGGGGAGCGCAGTGTCGGTCATGAAGGACAGGACTTTGTTCCACGCCGGCAGGAGCGCCGATCCGAGCTTGCTCTGCTGATCTTCGAGCGATGCCGTGAGGATCTTCTGCTTGTTCGCGGCGCCGTCGCTCGTCTTCTCGAAGTCGCCCATCGCGGCGGTGCCGTCTTTCTGGACGATCGCGAGCAGGGCCGCGGCCTTCTCTTGCGCCGTGAGCTCGGCGGCGTTCGTCTTCCCCGTCTCGGCCATAGCCTCTTGCTCGACGCGCGCGGCGCTGATATTCGGGATGAGCGCCTGCAGAGAGTCATACTCCCCGCGGAAGGCGGCAGATATGCGATCGGCGACGTCCGCCGTCGGCACGTTGTTGAATGAGCCGAGGTCGGCGCTCATCTGCACGACCTTCTGCGACAGGCCTGCCGCCTCGTCGCCGGTGAAACCGAGCTGCGTGAACATGTTCCC